AGTCTACGGATACGCATTGTTGCTGCTGGAATGTGACCAATGTATCCAATTTCTCCAGCAGAAGTTCTACCAATTTCTAGGTATCCATTTCCAGTAGCTTCTTTATCAATGTACGCTTTCATTAAAGTAGCAGTAAATGTGTCGTCATCGTTGCGAGACTCAATCCATTCTGTTACCTCTAACTTGACTCTTTCCATTTTTCTTCTTGCACGAGCAAGTTGATCCATATCTGTCATTTCTTCAAATCTTTGTTGAACCTGCAAGGTTTCTTGAAGTTCGTACCCAAGACCAACAATGTTAGAAACTTTTGCTTGAATAGCAGCATAGTTTGCAGAAGATACTTCAAAAATCTTTGCTAGTGAAGATAAGTTGTATGGAGGTTCAATTACATCAAATAGACCGTATCCATACTTGTCTGGAATCATTTGCTTGGATGATGCACCCTGACCACTCAACTCATTGTTGTCTGCTTTTTCTAATCTACGCTTTGCAGATCTACGAAAATTGTGGCTAAGACCAGAAAGAGAAAGGATCTCATCTCCAGACTTTTTAAATTCATCTGATCCAGTCCAGGGAGAATCTGCTTTAGGTGTTGAAAAAAGCTTTACTCCGCTTACTTCTCTATTATTTTCTTCCATTACTAAACAACTCTTTCCAGTTTTCTGTATCGCCATAAGGTGTCAATCCTTCAGCCATTCTTTCAATATCTTCTCTAGCCTGTGTATCTGTTGCTCTGCCAACTCCAGGCATAAATTTTGCAGTTCCTTCTGGCTTACCCCAATATGCTGCAGCATCTGCAAGTGCTTTCATTTTTGAAATATCATACTGGATGGATGGGACATTTAGAGTATTGCCATCATTGTCCATAAATGGTTCTCCATTTGGCAGGACCCATACATAAATTCCAAGAGATGACTTACTTTCTACAACACTTAACTTGTTATTTGATTTTGACATACCACAATGATACCATAATTAACGCCAATTTGTTAACTAGCGTTCTGGAATTCTTGTTGATGCTGATGGAGTGGCAGTAGGCTTATAACTAACAATTTTTCTTTGAACAATATCCCTTGTGTAATTATTTAAATCATCTCTTATAAAATAATAGTTTTTGTTATCTTTTCCACCAGAAACATAAACAACTTGAAAGTTTGAAGGATTTGTAAGCTTTGTAATAAAAATGTAAGGATCTGAAATAGCAGTAACCTGATATATTCCATTAAGAGAATTATTTGCTCCTTGATCTTTAAATAAAACTACTGTTCCTACACCTAATTGGACTCCATCAATTCTAGTTAAATCTTCAATTCCAGAGTAATTTAGTCTGTAGCTGCTTCCAGACAATTGAGAAATAGAGTATGCTTGATTTGAAGCAACATCTATATGTTGACTAGAAAATGAAGCTTGATTTGAAAGAGGCTGAAAAGTTCCTCTTGACGAAGTAAGGTCAGAGTCGTTTATGTACATTGCAACTTGACTGGACGATCCATACCCTCTTCTTTCAACATATATACTAAATGCATTACTATAAATTCTTTTTACAGCATTTGCAGTTGGTCTTCCACTTGTTATTAAAAGGTTATCTAACTGCCAAGCACTTCCTCCAAATCCAAAAATTAAAGGATTTGTGTTTGGAATAGCATTGCCTTCATTAAATACAATAGCGTAATGGTTCCAAACATTAATGTTGTATGTTTTTGCTGAGTCATAAGGATCTCCGTTAATGTAAAGCTTTGCTGTTCCAGTAGTAGGATGCAACACACCAGATTCTCTAGTTGACCATTTTATTTCTGTGGTCCCATATTTTAATAAATTAATGTCTGTAACTTCAGACTTTGCTCTAGCAGCAAACATTACAGAAAAATAAGTTAAGTTTCCATTTGTTGGAGTTGTTGTTAGAGGTAGGCTAACATAATTTGATTTTTCATAAACCCCAGACCCAATAGATCCTACTTGTACTCCAGTATTAAAAGATCTATAAAGATCTGTTTTTGCTTTTACGTCTGCAATTTTTTTAAATGGAGTTTGAACAGAACTAGAAACTTGAGTATAAATTCTAGGATTTGATCCTCTACTATCTGTATTAATTTCTAAATATTTTAAAGAGTCATCTGTTTTTGCGTTATAAGAATAAATTCTTAAATAATTTAAAGATCCAGGATATTTTTCATTGTCAAAAGACTTCAAGGTACCCTTTACACTAAAGTAAAGTTCTTTTACTTTTGGAGGAGAGCTTGCAAAATATGGAAGATAAAGGTATCTAAGATCTACTGCGTTTGCAGAAGATATAATTTCTGTTGTTACGCCATTAACAACTTTTTCTAAAGTATATTTAACATCGGCTATATTTGATCCTAAATCCACTGCTATTGGAACCTTAATGTCATTAACCGATGTTTCTAAAAATTGAGTTTCAACCAAATCGGATAGGGAAAATCCAAATTCAAATGTTCCATTGACAGAAATTCCAAATCTTTCTTCTGATTTTATTGGATAGGCTTGATAAAGCAAAGTTTTATATTTAGCTGGATATTGAGATATATTTGTAATTCCAGTCAAATCTTGATTATGAATATCTATTTGCCAAAACTTTCCGTCAAATCTTTTTGTCTGTCCAACAGTAATATTTGAAGGGATGTTTTCATTAAAAAATACTGGTGCTGTACCAACTCTTATATAGCCATCTTGAAGTGGAAAAATGCTTCTGATGGTTGATGTTGTTTGATCTATTCCAGTGCTTGAGTCTTTAATTCCAACCTTTATTTTTCCATCACTTAAAACATATAGCGATATTACAAAAGTATTTCCTTGTAAAACAAAGCTTCCTCCACTTCCAGAAAGCATTTGTGTTGGAGTATTTCCATTTATTGATTGTGTAATATTTACAACGGTTCCAGTAATTGTTGCTGAAATTGAACTATTAGAAGACTTTGAACCAATATAAAAAAGTTGCTGTTCATTGCTTCCATGACCTGTTGAAGGAATTGAAAACTTAAAAGAAACTCCAGAAGTTCTACTGTCTGTTATTCTTTCATAGTTTGAAACTTCAGCATAGGAGTATGCATTGTCTGGGAATTGAATATAGTCAACGCTTGATTCTGTTCCAAACATATTTGACTTTGTTACTCCACTGTTAGAAGATAAATATAAATTAACTGGTGGCTGGGACTTTGTTACTAGGTTATCATTAACAAACTCCAACCTATTATAAGTAGTTGAAGGACTCCATGTAGAGCTACTGTAATAATCAATAGCTTTTACTGGTGCAGTTTCTTGCATAGTTAAGTCATATGAAGTTCCGCCATAATTTGCTGACAATGTTTTATTAATTGAATATCCAAGACCATAAACATAGTGTATTTTGCAAAGGTCAGTAGTTAGTTGGTAGTTATAGGTTGCGATTGTGTCAAAGGATACTGCTAAAAATGGGGGAGCAGAAGATGTTAGTGGTGCTGGAAATTTAAAGTTAAATTTTCTTTCTGATTCTGCACTTGGCTTTGTTAAAAATAAGTCTTTTTCAATTACTACTTTTCTTCCAGCTTTTCCATTAACAACAATTTGAATTGAAGTTGGGCTGTATAAACAAACAACATGAAGTGGAGCATTAAAGTTTTCAACATGGACTTCTGATTCATAAAGGTACTTGCCGTAGTCACCAACCTTAAAAACTAAATATTCAAAATTTTTAATGTAAACTCCAGTATTTGAGTTTCCATAGTTGGTATTTTCTCCTTGAAGTTTAACTATTGCAGATTCTCCAAAAATAATGTTTTCGTCTAATCTATCAAAGTTTTCTGGAAGCTCTAAATTCATCCAAAACTCAAAAGACAGGTTTTTCTTTTGACTTGAGGCAGAAAACATTCCTTGAGAAGGAACATAAAATAAGTTATTATCTGTAGCGTAATTATTTGTGCTCCAAGCACCAGCATTATTTACAGAAACTGTTCCAGAATATGTGATAGGTATCTTACCTTTAAAAAATTTACCAGAATTGTATGCACCATTTGCACTTGCACCTTTAAATCCATCTGCAACAACATCAGATATGCCATCTGGCTCATCTAGAGCCCAGACGGTATCTGGATTATCTCGCATTATAAGAGTTGAATAAGACATAGGTACCTCTTATACATTATACAGTTTTAGCGGTACCAAAATCACTTATATCACAAGCCCCTGCAACACATGCAAGATCTTGAACACTAGTAGTTCCATCAAATGTTTCATAAATCTCTAACCATTTCCAATCAAGGTCTGCTGGAGTTTCAGAAACTAATGATTCATATTCTTCCTTTGTGCATTCTTGATATGGTGCTTGCTGATAAGTATGCTCTGAATAAGGTAAGAAAGATACGCCAGACATTTCATCAATATGGTCATATACCCAAGCACCTACTGCCATCCATTCACTTTCTTTAACAGAAACAGTAATAGAAGGCTTATGCTCTGCCCAATGTCTTTGGTAGGTAAGCCAGATATCTAAATGCTGTACGGCAGTTAAATCTTGACGAAGTGTTGCACCTTCTGGTGCAGCAATAGGAAATGAAAATACCAGAGTGTCGTTTGGCTTCATTACATCTGGCTCATGCTTAATTCCCATATCTACTAAAAATGATGTAATTGGGTCTTTCATATCTCCACGAATTGTTCGTGTGTAATATTGAGAGTGCCATGGATGCAT